ATTCCTTTCTTATGGAGGGGATAAGAGTAAACTCAATTGGGGGAGTATAACGCACGCTCGCAGGAACATTGGCGACCAACAGGGGGACGGGGTATTTATCCCACTTCCTCCACGAGGTTTCACTCACTTAGAGTTAGAGGTGTTCAGCGTGCCCACATTCTACAAGAAGAAGGGGGACAATATCGAGCAGTTCACGGAGTGGAAGCTGTGGAGCGTTCCCAGTGCAGTACTCGCACAAGCTCCATCGATGTGGATCTCTGACTACCTCGGGCGAACGGGCGATGATATAGCCAAGAACAGACGGGAGCGGTTTACTTTCAGTGACTCGACGACTGAAAGCTTCGACGACGAACTGCACTTCTCGGCAGGCTATGGCATCCCATCAGCTTCTCCATCTATACTGCGATACCTTGGTGACGGGAAGAGTCTTGCGGAGGTGTTTGGTGCAAACAGAATGGCTTCCGACGATTATCTCCTTTCTGCTTACCGCGCACGTTGCTTCGGTAGAGTCTACGGAGCTTTGCCCACCAGAGGGTATGCACTCACGGGTACGTTCGCTTGGTGTAAGTATCCACTGCACCGACTATACGCAGGCTTTGAGTGGATAGCTGTCAGTCGAGAGATTGATATAGTCCAAGGCACAGAGCGAGGTACATACCACCAGTTACGTCCAAGGTATGAGGTCACTCCCCGTATGCTTCGCCCTGAACTCCTATCGGGAGAAAAGGATGTGAAGTACGTGGACTACGCAGGCTCGGCTTGGAAGATAATAAGAGACCACACGCCAAGGCGTGGTAGGTAGCCAATAAGACCGCCCTCCCTTGCATTTAAGGGGGGGGGCGGTTTTATTTTATTGGAATTTACTCGGAATTCTAAATGAACTTTTCTGTGGTACCCCGCAGGCCTGCGCCCCGTGCCACGCCACACTAATATACTATATGAAATATGTCTACTGATATGGCGATCCAAGAAGAACACCAAGTGTACCCGCGCATCACGACGTGGATAGGACCAGATGCTGCGGTAGAGGTAAGCAGACTGCGCAAGCATTTCGGCTTCAAGAGCAATCACCAGCTGTTTAAGGCTTCTATCTTTATGGCTATCCGCCTGCTCCAAGATGCAGAGAAGAGGGAGAAAGACCCAGATGACACAACCATTCAAGACGCATTCAAGACTCTTACGGACTGGGAAGCCCCAGAGTTTGGACGCAGACGACGCAGGAAGAAGGACGGCCACAAGGAGACCGCTGTCTTGCTTGCTCTATTCAATGGCCAATCATCAAGTATGTCCAAAATGGGAATAGTTGGCGAGCAGGCCACGCATTCGCACGCTGATGCTCCGAAGTGGTACGAGCGCTTCATTCGTATGCACTATCAAGCGCTCTATGATAAGTATGCAGACCGAGCCGAGCGACTCACTGGCGACTCACTCGCCCCTCGCGACCTGCTTCACGAATCGCTCTTGCGCTTGCAGTGTCCTCCGTCACAAATCACGAGCTACGAATCATACGAGCGTTGGGCGCTTGACAAGTTCAACGAATCACGAGCCACTCATCATAAGCGTGCGGACGTGGCTCATCACGAGCCTCATCACGCAAACTCTCATCACGAGGGTGGCGACGGTACTCATCATCACGATGATGCCTGCGCCTGCCACTTCTCCGACCGCTCCGACTCCACCCGCCATCACCATCAAGATGAAGAGGCATAGGACGAAGGAGTACACCCGCTTGATAAACTCAAGACGGTGGCGGCGGCTGCGAATAGCCTACCTATCCGCGCACCCTATTTGCGAGGACTGCGAGCAGGCTGGTAGGACGACGCCAGCCACAGACGTACACCATATACGCCCTATTGAGGAGTGTGCAGGGCGGCCGCTTGATATGCAGGCGCGGGCTTTTGACCCCTGCAACCTTAGAGCGCTGTGTAAGGCCTGCCACATAGAGGCACATAGGGTACTACACTCTAATAGCTTGAGCTCGTCTAAGGAGCGCGCGCGGGCTGAATTGAGTGCCTTTGCGTCTGCCTACCTATCCGAGTGACCGCCTTTGCTGATGTGAATAGCCCGCCCGTTATGGTGCATCTCGTCATATAGTGGTATAGCTATCTCATTAGGTGTATTGCACCCTTTGGACTTTGGCGCTGGTGGTGGTCTACTTGCATATACATGCAGGTGGCCGCCTATTGCACGGGTATAGCTATCCCCGTGGTCGTAGCTCTTTGTTTGTCGTCAGTATGTCAAGGATCTATAAGGGGCATACCCCCGCTGTGACTATCCACCTCGTTAGAGCTGCATAGCCTACCACGCTGTATATATACGCTGGTGTGTGCCAGCTCTCACAACGTGCAAAAGTCGTTAGCACCGGTGCAACCACGTGGCTACGACTATGCCACACCACTATATAGGGGTGCAAAAACGCCCGCTGTCGATAGTGACAGCGGGCGTTTTTGTTGTCGTATCTTAGTAGTCGCTTAGTAGTGGTCGCACTTGGTCCGATCTTTTACGCTCCTCGTCGCTGAATTCGTCAGGATATCGATCCATAACGGATACTACGTGGTCGTTAAACCACTCCTTGCAGATTTCTCGAAACTCCTTGTTGCTGGTGTGTGCGAGTGTCCATTTAGCGTCACCGATCTCATACGCCTGAAATAGGCAGCTTGCTTGGTTACGATCTTGCAGGCGTTCACCGTCCACGGCTGTCGTTATATACTCATCGTTATGCTCGTAGCTGGCACAACTCCAGCTACATTCCACGGCTGTACCATCTGTCGTCTCTATCGTGATGCTCCAGCGCTCTTTATACGGGTTGTACTTGATATAGGTGTATAGCAGCTTTTCGAGCAGGCGTTTTGCGTCGTATATATCTATGATATCTACCTTGTCGTATGCCACCAGCCCCCCGCTATATTTGGAGATGTAAAACTTAATCTCGTTGATGATTATGTTTCCTCGATCGTCGACTTGTATACTTTTGTCGGTGGTTAGCGGCTCTTTGTGGCTGGCTACGTCCTCGTCAAAGTTATCACTAATTACCGACCATGCTTCATCGACCACACCGCTTATATCGTCTGGGACCTTTTCAGCACCCGCCATTAGGCCTCTTATAGTAATGTCGTATAGGCTGTACTCGTCGCTGTCGTCACCGTATAGATCTCGTAGCTTTGCTGCCGCCTCGTTGGTATAGGTGATTTTTACGCCATGGCAGCCGCCAAAGTCCTCTATTTGCACGCCATGTATAAGGTCGTCATTAATAACAGCGGTTAGCAGGTCTTTGATGCGTGCCAACTTGTATCTCTTATACTCCTTGTTTAGTGCGTCGTAGATGTACTGTAAGCCTTCTTCTCTTACGTCGTGGGGTGATAGCCCGTTGCTTTCTGCGTGCTGCTCGATCATGTAGGTGGCTATGTCGTCGATAGTGGACATGATGCGCGTTTCGGATAGTCTGTACTCCTCGTATGCCTGGTACTCTTTGAGGTAGTACGATACTATCGACAGGTCTGTTTTTACCACGTTGTTAGTCTTCGTTTCCATGTCTTTTCTGTGTTAAGTTGTTAGCTATTAGTTGTTACAGATTTCCAAAGTACCACGTACCTCCGATGTTGTAGATGTCTCCAGTGCGCTCCTGCTCTATAGCGATCATCTCGAGATCTTCACCCTCCCAGATGCCGCATTCCTCTGAAAGGTACGTTATAACGTCAAGGGCTGTGCCAAAGTCTCCTATTTCTGCGTCGAGGTATTCGGTGCAAAGTCGCTGTGCGGTGTATCTGTCTATGGTGTTGTCGTCTATGTTGTAGTCAGCATAGGCTATCAGGCCACCGACGTAGCCACGATAGTCGGTTATCAGCTTTTCAGCTGCTTCGTATAGCTCTTGTCTTTTAGGCGTCGTTTCTTCGTAGGCCTTATATGCGCTTGTGGCGGTGTTCTTGATCGTTTCCATCGTCTGGTATCTTTTTTGTGGTTAGTTTATCTTGCTTGTTCCGAGTGGCGCGGCTGCTGCTGGTAGGTCTGTATCGATCTCCACACAGCCCCATCCCGTACCACAGTGGTCTACAAGCAGTACCCACACGTCCAAAGCTTCACTATAGGCAAACATGAGGCCAAAGTGTTCGTTTAAGAACTTGCATAGGTCTTCACTGCAGTTTGTTATATAGTACTGGTAGATTTCTGGGTACTCTTCCGTCTCTTCGTCGCACTCGTATCCGATTGTAGTGTACATTAGCTCATCGTCGATATCTGCGATGTTGTTGCATAGGATGGTAGTGCACCCTGCCCAGCTGGCAGCTACTGCATACGTCGTTGCGTATGTCTTTTGGTTGGTCTGAATAGTTTTCATACCTTTGTACTGATATTAAAAAAAATGGTAGCCCCGTCGTCCGTTGTGAAACGAGCGCGGGGCTTTTTGCGTTCGTTTCCGTTCAAAATGATCGGGGCGTTTCCCTCTCATTTTGTACTACAAAGATAGGGCAAAAAATCGAAACCACCAAATCTAAAACGCTATTTTCCAACATTTTAGGCGCATTTTTCCGCCCTCCTCGCATTTTTTTTTCGACGACCGAAAAATCACTTTCCGAGGAAGAGGGGGAGGCGATTTTTATGGAAGGAGAGGCCCCCTGCATACCACCCCTCGCTCCCTTTTCTTTGCGCGAGTTCTCAAAGTCACGTGGGGGTGCTGGCGTGGGCTGAAAAGTTTTGGGGGTAAAGTGGTGTCAAAATATGCAATTCCGCTGGGTTTATGTAGTGCCCTCTACAAAATGACGCAAGAAGAAACCGCATGCTTTCTAAGAGATGGGCTAAAGGCCCTTGGCGCATACTCGCCAGCGTTTGAGCCGCTAATATCGGCCACAGCGCAGATGGCTGGTGTGTGCAGGGAGTCTTATGCAGTGCTGATGTCTGATGGCATAGTAGTCGAAGAGACCAGTCGTGAGGGCGATTCACGCAAGCGAGCTAATCCTGCATGGTCCATCTTTATTGAAGCATCCAAGGAACTCCGCGCACAGCTTTCCGAGCTTCAGATGACCGTACGAACTGCGAAGTTCACAAGCGGCGACGAGGTCGACAAGCTCAACCATATACTCCAGCAGATATATGACGAAACAACTAAGTCAAAGCGAAGCGACAGCACTGAAAAGCGGAGTCGTAGATCGTCTGCGAAGCGCTAAGATACCATACCCGCGCTTCAACAAGCTCGACAAGCGTCTATCGTCGTATATACGCGAGTGCATCAAGCATCCAAGCCTACACAACGCGTATGAGCTTCTGTCTATTGAGCGCTTCCTTCACAAGGTGGACAGGTATGTACTTCGAGACGAGAAGGTGCGTCACTTCATCACGTTCTACGAAAATATCCGCCTACCGTCTGCTGAGGGTATGGTGTTCTTCGCGCTCACCCCTGTGCAGGTCTTCCAGTTCACCAATATCTTTTGGTTCTACCACGAGGACGGAGAAAGGCGGCTTGTCCGTGATGTTCTCCTATTCGTGCCACGTAAGTTCAGCAAGACGACTTCCATTGCTACGCTCTCTGTGTATGACCTCCTCTATGGAGATGCTAACGCAGAGAGCTACGTGGGCAGTAACAGTTATCAGCAGTCGCAGGTGTGCTTCGGTGTGATCTCAAAGATCCTTCGTGCGCTTGATCCTCAGCTCAGACGCTTCAAGATCAACCGTGAACAAGTATTCAACCGAATGCCTGGGAAGATGTCGATTGCACGATGCCTATCCTCTGCGGCAGACCGATTGGATGGTCTGAATGCTTCGCTGGTGATCATTGATGAGTACGCACAGGCGGAGAGTGACGCACTAAAGAGCGTCCTTACCTCTTCAATGGGCGCAAGGCGAAACCCACTCACGTTCGTAATCACGACCGCCAGCGACAAGCTCGATACGCCATTTACGGAGATGCTGGATGCCTATAAGTCTATCCTCCGCGGAGAGGTGGAGAACGATAGCATCTTCGCACACATTTTTGAGCCCGATGTAGATGACGAGGAAGGCGATCCTAATACGTGGCACAAGGTGCAACCTCACTTGGGTGTGACAGTACGCCCCGAGTACTACGAAGCGGAGTATCAGAAAGCCCAGCTAACGGCAGGGGATATGAAGGCATTCCGCAATAAGCTCCTCAATATCTTCGCCCGAGACGAGCGTGAGATGTGGATACCTCGTGAGACGATTGAAAAGGCGTTTATGCACGTACCTATGGAGTCTCTGCGTGGCTATCGTGCGATGTGCGCTGTAGACTTGTCTGTCCGTGATGACTTTAGTGCGCTTACGTTCCTTGTCTACACGCCCAGTCGTGTACCCGAGGGGCGCACCAAGGTCTGCCCGTTCCACGCTATCACGCATTACTTCTTCCCAGAGGGTATGCTCGCCACGCACGTAAACCGAGAGCTCTACAAGCGGTGGGCTGACGACGGCTATCTGACGCTCTGTAAGGGCGACAGCATCGACTACCCCCTCATTGTGGACACTATTCTCCGACAGCCCCTCTCTACACTGAAAATAGGCTACGACCCATATAAGGCTCTCGAGTTCACAAACCTCTTGCGATCTACTCCGCAGGTGGGCAAGGCAAATCTGGAGGCTATTCCGCAAACCAATGGCTCGTTCAATACGGCTGTGATGTCGTTTGAGCTGGCTCTGTCGCAGGATAGCATCACGTTTGACCCTAATCCTATCTCGGCATACTGCTTTGGCAACGCTGTGATAGACGAGGACCGACTCGAAAACCGCAAACCCGTCAAGGCTGTGGCTTCGGACAAGATCGATGGAGCTATCACGTGCCTAATGGGCTTTTGGCTGTTCAACCACTTCAAAACTATCGTATAAAATGACCATTTCTCAATTCTTCACTCGCTTCTTCAAGCGGTCGTACTACGCTGATGGCGACAAGTGCGCATCGGGAGGTAGCGTGCAGGAGTTCGTAAATCAATTCAATGCCCCCTCGGTATCTACTCCTGATAGTGCTATGGCTATTGCCAGTGTCTATCGATGTGTGGATATTCTCTCGGGCACTATAGCATCGCTCGAACTCCAGCACCTAAAGCGCTCGGGGAGCATCTTTAAGCATGCGGGAGATACACAGCTAAATACGCTATTCGCAGGGCAGGCGAACAGCAGGCAGAACTTCTTCGTCCTGCTCAAGAATGTCGTAGCTCGCCTGCTCCTCTCGGGGAACGCCTATATATATCCTCGCTTCTCCTCTCGAGGTGAGTTGCTGGATATAATTCTGCTCGGAGATGGGTCGGTGTCCTACGACAAGAATAGCAATACGTACAGCGTCTCGGACTACGTATGGAATATCAATGGTGTGTTCACTGCTGACGAGATCATCCACCTCAAGAATAACAGCCTTGATGGTGGCTACACTGGAGTTTCCACCATCAGGTACGCTTCTCTGTCGCTCTCGCTTAGTGCCAACGCAGATAAGCAGACGAATAACGGACTGCTCTCGGGCAACCAAAAGAGCGGCTTCCTCGTTGGCGGAAATGAGTTGCAGGGGCTTGGCGCACTCGATGCTGATGTGGCAGACCGAGTGGCAGACCGAGTGAACAGCGAGATTGCTCAGGGGCGCAGAATTATTCGCTTATCTGGGTCTATGCAGTTCATCGAGTCCTCGATGAGCAACTCCGATGCAGAGCTCCTCGAGGTGCGCAAGTACTCCGTGCTGGATATATGTCGCTTCTTTGGTGTGCACCCTTATATGGTGTTCGCAGACCAAAGCACGAACTACAAGGAAGCAGAGAACTCGCAGATTAACTTCCTCAACCAAACGCTACAGCCACTTATACTGCAGATTGAGCAGGAGTTTTCTGTGAAGCTCCTCCCAAGATCAAGGCGAGCATCCGAGCGCATCCGTTTTGACCTCTCCCGACTATTCGCCACGGACCTGCGCACACGTGCAGAGTACGTGAAGAGCAGCGTGGAGGCAGGCGTGATGACGCCCAATGAGGGGCGCATCTTCGAGAATAGAGAACCTATTGAGGGTGGCGACCAGCTGTTTATCACGTGCAATGTAGCTCCGATTACCTCTCGTCCGAGTATTGAGGAGTTGCACCCAGATGGAGAACCCACCAAAAGCGCAGGGGAATAGCGAAAAGTGGTGTCAAAATACGCCTTATAACTACGTTATATAAAGCCTATACGGATATGACTGAAACCAAAATACTCGAGCTTAGAAGTAGCCACAGCGAGCTATCTGCTCCATCACTACAAAGTGAGGAAAGCCGCACGATTGAGGGGCTTGCCATCGTGTACGAGGAAGAGAGTGAGGTCTTGTATGACTTCCTTGATGGGCGTGCATTCCGAGAGGTTGTGCATAAGGGCGCAGTGACTGAGGAGTTGCTTCGCTCTTCCGATGTCCTTGCTCTCTACGAGCACGACCGTACGAAGCTCCTTGCGAGAAGCACGAACGGAGCGGGTAGCCTACAGCTGACCATCACGGACAGCGGGCTTCTCTACCGATTTGACGCTCCAAACACGCAGTTAGGCAACGATACGCTGGAACTCCTTCGCAGAGGAGACCTGCGCTCCTCCTCATTCCTTTTCGGTGTCAATAAAGGAGACACACGCTGGGAGAAAAAGGAGGACGGGACGTATATTCGTCACATTGACCACTTCTCGTATCTCGGGGATGTATCGGTTGTGAGTACTCCAGCCTATCCAGCAACCACTGCATCCGCTGAACGCTCAAAGCGGGCTCTCGATGAGGAGCGAGGATTACCCGAGCCAACCGAAGAGCCTACTACCGAACCAGTCCAAGAAGAAACGACCCCAGAGGAAGCTCCCGAGCCAGTTGCTCGTACGCCATTGGCAGAGCGCGCTCTTCGCTGGGCTGATATAACTAAGTCCAACCTTTAACCATTTAACCAATTAACTATGACAAAGGAACAAGAACAGCTGCACGAGTTGCACGTGCGATTCAAGGAGCTGCAGGGAAAGCGCCACGCTGGTGCGCTGACCGAAGATGAAGAGCGCGAGCTTGTCCGAGTTAGCGAGGATCTGCAGGAGCGAAGCATCAACGCAGCCGCCTCCAAGGCTCTCGAGCCTGACACGGCTGGCGAGCAGGTGGAAGCCGCTAAGCGTTTCCTCGATGCAGCCACCCGTGCAGTGAACTCGCATCAGGCTGTAACTATCGAGGAGCGTGCCGCTACGATGACCACGAACGTAGTGAATGCACAGCCTACGGTTATCCAAGATGTTGTACAGCCACTCGAGGCAGAGCTTATCCATACCAAGGTAGGTCTCAAGATGCAGTCGGGTGTAGTTGGTCAGCCCGTATGGCCAGTGCTTGCAGGCGTTACGGCTACCATCGCAGGGGAGAATGTCGCTCTCACCGATCAGAATCTCAGCCTCGACAAGATTTCCGCTAAGCCGGAGCGTGTCGGTGTGTATGTGCCCGTAACTTCGCAGGCCATCACGGCAACCAATCTCAACCTCCGAGCTATCACGCTCGAGCGACTTGGGCAGGCTGTCGGTACGGCTATCAACACGGCTCTGTTCGCTAAGACTGCGCCAGTTGCTCCCAACAATGGTATCGGGAGTATCCTCGCTACTCCGTACGGCACACCTATCACTGGTGCGTGGAACAGCACGACAGCACCCACCATTAAGGACGTAGTAACTATCGAGGCAGAGGTTCTCGGCAAGAATGTCAAGGTAGATGGCAGTGCCGCTTACTTCGTGCATCCCAAGACCTACTGCCTGCTCAAGTCTACTCCCGTAGAAAAGGGCAATCCCCAGATGATTCTTGAGAATGGGCATATGAACGGCTACCCCGTAGTTTCTACTACGTTTATTCCCGAGGATGCTATTCTCTTCGGTGTGCTGTCCTATGCTGTCCTTGCCCACCACGGCAATGGCGACCGCCTCTATGCCCAGTACAACGGTATCACTGACCGCATCGACTTCACTCTCAATGGTGACTACTCTCTCACGGTCCTCCGTGCAGAAGCGTTCGCCTGCTTGAAGCGTAAGTAAAAGCTATGCCAACATATATCTCTCTCGAGGAAGCAAAGAAGCATCTGAACGTAGACCACGATGAGGATGACGACTTCATTATTGAGCTAATTGATACAGCCGAGGACTATCTCTCTGGGCTTCTCTGCAGGCCTCTGGTCGAGGTGGAGCAGGCATCAGGCGACTTGCCTCCAGCGCTTCGGCACGCTCTCCGAATGATAGTCGCACGCTTCTACGCTGACCGAGAGGGGTATCGTGTTGGGCGCGTTACGGAGCTTGCATTTTCGCTTGGCTCACTCATAGGTAGATACCGATTAGAGCGATGAACGCAGGAGCATTCACACACCGACTGACATTCCTCAAGGCTGTAAAGACGCAGAGTGCGTCGGGCGCAGTAAAGGAGGAGCTGGTAGAGAGTTTTCGCTCTCGTGGCTATCTCCGAACGCTTCGCCCGACCTACGACAAAGACGGCTTGCAGGCTCGTGAGGTTGTCGATACCTCGGCTGTGGTGTTCGTGGTTCGTGCTGATAAGCGTCTATCTGCCTCTGGGTGGCTTCGCTTCGAGGGCGCACTCTATCGCATTGTACTGCTCCAGCCTATGCTTGACAGAACGGTGCAGGTCACAGCTCGCTATGTAGACGAATAGAGTATGCCTGATGTAGTTTCTCTCAACGGATTCCCCGAGGTAGAGTCCTTTATCGGTAGGCTCAAGGAGGCTCCAAGCCCGGAGAGCCTGCGTGAACCATTCTTCCGTGCTGCGGAGGTGTACCAGCAGGATGTTCGCACAACCTTGCCCCCTCTGTACAAGCAGCCGAATAGGAATGGGCACGTGCCGAGAGGCAACCTCATCAGAGGGCTTCGCAGGCGTATGCCACGAAGAAGTAGGGGCGGCCGAGTGTCTGTGTCGATCGGCTTCCTCTATGTCAATGGAGCTACGGCTATGGGGCAGGAGTCGCAAGCAGCGAACCACGCCCACCTCATAGACAAGGGAACAGCTGACAGATACACACGAAGCGGGAAGTTCAGAGGTAGGGTGCAGCCCACCCTATTTTGGACGCACGCGAAGCAGAGAAGCACGCCACGCGCACAACGAATACTCCTTGCAGGAGTCACGAAAGTCTTAACCAACGTATGAGTATCTATCTCGACAACAACAGAAAATGGCACACCGCCCAGTGGGTGCGGAGCAAGCTCCTTGCGTGTGAGGAGCTGCGTGAGCTTGTAGGGGATAAAATCTACCCAGTGATAGCTCCCGAAGAGACCGCTGGCGACTACATAATCGTATATCGCAGCGCCTATGGTCGAGACCGCGACAAGTCAGGCGACACGCACAGTGAGGCTTATGTAACCGTGCTATGCTTCTCCGATGAGTACGACAGCTCTATCGAGCTTGTGAAGCTGGTGGATGCTGTCCTCGATGGAGGGCGCAATGACGAGGTCGACAAGACGATGGGCTGGCGCGAAACACGTGCCACGCTCGACGAGTCCGAAGAGGGCTACTCCGATGGTAAGTTCTTCCAGTCACTTACGTTCGAAATATCATAACCAAAACCAATAACTAAATAGCAGTTCTTATGGCAACTCAAACACCTCCCAACCCCAAATACAATAAGAACGTGGACCTCGTCAGAGGCGAGTCGTATAGTATGTTCATCGCTGGGCTGTTCGTACCCTACGTGAAGAAGGACGATTTCAAGTTCACCCCACAGACTATCGAAATCTCCAGCAAGATGTCGGGCAAGAGCCCTGATAAGCTCGGTGGGCGAAACGACTGGTCCGCCTCTATCGAAGCGTACGTATCGAACTCCGCGGGGCATCTGTCCTACAACGCTCTTGAAAACCTTGCCGCATCGGGTAAGGCTGTCACATTCGAGATTTGCGAGGTGACTATCGCAGAGGATGCGGCAGGCCTTCGTACTGTGACTAAGGGCGCAGTTCTCCGTAAGGGTATGGTCACTATCTCCGACCTTAGCAAGAATAGCACGGGCGGTGAGTACGAGACCTTCACCTGCACGCTGAACGGCTCTGGTCCTCTCAAGGATAAGGCAGATAAGGAAATCGGCAGCACCGAAGCTCTTACCGCTGCTGGGATCACTCTCTAATGGACAGCGTACCATTCCCACTGACACTCCGCGCGGTACTTCTTTTCGAGAAGCTCTCCGCGCGGAGTTTCTCTACACTGAATATCCAAGACGGGGAGCAGATACCCCTTCTCATCTACTGCTTACAGAGATGCGAGGAGGGCGGTAGCAAGATGCCTTTCAGTGCGTGGGCATCTGTCTTGGATAGTGTAGAGGTGTCGTCGCACCTATATGGGCGACTGGAGCGCACTCTGGAGGAGCTTACGCCTATTACAGCCTCCCTCTCTGATGCAGGCGGAGGAGACGCCAGTGATGACGAAGGTGACGGACCCGACTTCACGACTATCGCCAATATGATAATCGTGGACGGAGGTATTGATGCAGGGTATGTTATGGACAGAATGGAGTTGTGGGAGATACCCGCTATTCTGAACGCCATACAGAAGCGCAAGCAGGAGGGTCTCGAGTATACACGCCTATTCACCTGGATGTCGATGCTCCCGCACCTCGCACAAGACTCCGTTTGCTCTCCCGAGAAGCTCCTTCCGTTCCCGTGGGAGACTGAGAGCGAGGATGTAGGTCAGGCAATCTTTGACCAACTCAAGGATGCGAAGATCGTAGTCGAAGATAAGTAATACACACATTCAGCCTACCAGCCTATGGCTAATAATCTTTCATTTTCCGTCCGATTAGAGCTGCTTGCAGACAAGTTCAAGCAGCGAGCGGATGAAGCTGTCGCTTCACTCCGTGGCATCAAGTTTCAAGCCCTTGCAATGGTTGGTGCGTTGGGCGCAGGCGTTACTTCTATCAGTAGCTTTATCTCCTCTCTTGTCAATACTTCTCGAGAGGCAGGCCGTGCACGCGTAGTACTGCGCAATATCAGCACGGACACCCGCGAGTATGCACGTAGCTTGAAGTTCCTCGCAGAGCTTACGGATAAGTACGGTACAGACCTCATCGGCACTACCGAGGCGTTCGCTAAGTTCAAGGCGGCTGCAACTCCTGCTGGCATTGCTATGGCAGAGCAGGAACGCATCTTCTCCAATATCAGTAAGGCTATGGCTTCGTTCGGTATCTCGGGCGGAGAGGCGGCTCTTACGATGATGGCTATTACTCAGATGATGAGTAAGGGGAAGATTTCAAGCGAAGAACTCCGTCGCCAGCTTGGTGAGCGTATGCCCGTGGCTATGCAGGCCATGGCGAACGCTGCTGGCGTGTCGATGTCACAGCTGGACAAGCTCCTCAAGGAGGGTAAGCTCCGCAGTGCCGAGATCATGGGTAAGTTCTCCGATGAGCTGGCAAAGCTATCTGGAGACACCAGCACCGACAACCTCGAGAGTTCTCTTGGCCGTCTCAAAAACTCCTTTACCAATCTTGCAGACTCCCTGCGAGTGTACGATAACTTCAAGGCTCTTGTCGAGAAGGTAAAGGATCTGCTGGACTACCTGCGCACACACCTCTCCAACTTGTACATTTGGGCGGGTGGCTTGCTTGGTGCGCGTCTGTGGGGGAAGTTCTCGACAACGTGGAATCAAGCAGGTGCGGCTATCAAGGCATCGCAGGCGCAGGCCATAGCTGACGAGGCCGCTGCCAAGGAGTCAGCGAAGCGAGCTAAGCTGGAAGCGCAGAAGGCCCTCGCAGAAGCCCAGCAACAGCTCCAGCGAGCAGAGGCAGCTGTGCAGGCGGCTGGCACGATTACTGAGAAGGAGAAGAAGCGACTGGAGGTAGCCAAGTACACAGGCGATGTGCGCTTCCAAAAGGCGGTAGACAACTTTTCCAACGCACAGACAGAGAAGCGCACCCTGCTGAACGAGCATCAGGCACTACTCCGTGGTATGCAGAGAAGCGAGGAGGAGGCTGCACAGAGAGTTGCTAATGCCAAGCTCGCGCTCCAGCGTGCTAACGACGAGGCGGCCGCCAAGATTATTGCCAAGCAGGAGCAGATAGAGCGAGCCAAGGATGAGCGAGTGGCCGCTGCCAAGCGTGCGCTGGAGGCTGCCACAGCACCAAAGGATGTAAAGGCAGCTACTTCCGCTCTGAATAAGGCCGACCGATATACCTCTGAGGAGCAGAAGGCTATCCGCGACCTGCAGAGAGAACAGGCTGCGATAGTCTCTAAGAGCCAGCGGGAGTACGACAAGGCTATTGCAGACCAGTCACGCCTGCAACTTGCGAATATCACGAAGCGAGAGCGAGAAGAAGCGCGCTTAGCAGGCAAGCTGGAGCAGAATGCACGTGCGCTCGCCGCCACTGGAGACGCACTGAACAAGGCAAACCACAACAGACGCGAACTCCTCGCAGAGGCCCGTGCGAAGAATGAAGAAGCGCGCATCAAGCGTCTTGCCGCTCTGCAGGCCTCTGCGGATAATGCACACTACAATATCGGAGGGAGAGCTACCAAACTCCCCTCGTCCTCTGCATCGGTGGCTGGCGTGCTGAACACTCAGCGAGCTATCAGCAATGCAGGAAACCTCTCGTTCCGTCCTGCAAGCGAGATTATCGCAGAGCAAACCAAGGCGGCATCCACCACGGTGTCACTATGGGCAAGAGCCACGACCACAGTAAAACTCGCTTGGGCTTCCACGCTGGCGACTATCCGTGGGCTTATGGCCACGATTGCACCAATGGCTATCATCGCAGGCATCACGGCTATCGTGACCGCTCTTGCGGACTGGTATCGTAAACAGAAGGAGATTAACGGACTGCAGAATGAGTACCTCGCTAAGCAGAGAGAAATCAAGTCTACTCGAAGCGATGAGGAGGTGCAGATTTTACGCCTATTTGATCTCTACAAGAGCTTAGACGGGAAGCTCGAGGAGCAGAAGACGGTACAGCACCAGTTGGAGAAGTCTCTGGGCTTGCAGGAGGGCTCGCTTGATCGAATTGCAGGGAAGTACGACCGAATCAGGGATGTCGTAAGCAAGATACTCAAGCTAAAGGAAATCGATAGACAGATTGACTTCTATAGCGACATCTCCAAAGAGTCGAGAAAGCCAATTCAGGACTTGTACTCTTCGTACCTCAAGGGCGGCGGGAAGGCCGTATCAGCCGATGAGTTGCAAAAGGTCACAAAGGCTCTCGCAAAAAGCGGTGAGGTTGGGCATGAGAGTGGCTCTGCATTCGCTACCATTCACTTGAAGAACGCCTATGTATCTTCAAACGGATCTGCTCCGTCAAAGGAGGTTATTGCCTTCTTCGACTATATCCGAAAGTCGGGATTTACATATAGCGACCTGCACGGTGCGGAGCAGAATGCGAGAGTAGTCCTTGATGCAGATGGTAAAATTGAAAAGCTTCAAGTTAAGCGCATCGAGATTGAGGGCGAAGTCCAAGGCGGGGTAAAGTCTATTGGAGGTAGCTTTGCTGGTGGCGGTGGCGTGTCAAGCTCATCAGACGATGACTCAAAGAAGAGCAAGAAGAAGAGCGAGCTGCAGCGCACAAGAGAGGCAGCTGCCAAGGAACTCAATGAACTGCACAACCAGCGTGCGGCAGGCATCATCTCCGAAGAGGAGTATCGTCTTGCACTTGACAAGGTTGCCACCCAGTATAGGGAGAAGCTCGCATCACTCCTTGGGGAGAAGGCTCTCAACGACCAGCAGTATAACAGCCTAAAGACGCATCTGCTTGTAGAAAGGGAGGTGACTGAAGAGAAGGCGAGAAGTGCAGCGGAACTCAAACTGATCACAGCACAGGTGAAGTACGGGCTTGCTACGGAGGATGATCTGCGTAGGGCTAAGGCGGAGCGTGCGAAGGCCGAGCTGAACGCAACCATAAAGGCGCATGGTGAGCTTGATCTAAACAATGAGTATGTCAAGGCTAAGATGAGCGAGATCGACGCTGTCTCCGATATTGCAAACCTGCAACGCAACTACGCTGACGAAGCGAAGAAGCTGGAGAAAGCACGTGAAGAGGGTAGACTCAAAGAGAACGAGTATGCAGAGGCTCTCGCTAAGCTCATATCATCTACACGTGAGCGAGCCAATCAGACCTCTACGATCACCACTGGGCAGGAGAATCTAAAAAAGGAGCTGGGCGAAAAGCTCTCTACCGACCTCTCCTCTATCGCTAAGTCCGCCACCCCAGTCAAGGGAGTGCGAGATACGAGCTACGACTACAAAAAGGACGAAGCTACGAAGCTCGGAGAGGAGAAGCAACTTATGGAGGACTACGTTCGCCAGTTGCAGGAGGCTGAAAAGGCTGGTCTGGATGTTGCGGAGGCCCTCAAGCAGGCGCAGAAGGAGACCAAGACGCTTGACCAAGCTATCAAGGTGGCGACTATTCAGTCCGACTTGAAGAAGTACCGAGAGGCGGTCAAAGACCAGTCGTTTTCGGGCTTGAAGTCCGTTGCGCAGAGCGCCCGCCACCTCAAGAGTGCATTCAGTGAGTTGCAAAAGGCGTTCGACCCAGATGCGCAGGCCTCTGCGTGGGAACGCTTCTTTGCGGTGTTTGACTCTGCGACGCAGGGTATTGACACTATCCTCTCTCTTGTGAAGATGATAGAGGGGCTTACGCAGGCCAGACAAGTGGCGGCGGCAGCCGAGCAGGCTCTCACGGCACAGCAGGTTGCAGGTAGAACACTTGTGACAACCACGGAGGCAACATCTACCGCCACGGAGTTAGGGCTTACGACTGCTCGTATAGCGGCTACGCAGGCCGAGACCTCTGCTGACACTGTTGGGGCGGCTGCCAAGGCTGCCAAGGCTCACGCAGGCATCCCGTTTGTCGGTGTGGCTCTCGCTGCGGTAGCCGTGGGTGGTCTGATGGCCCTCATTTCATCTTCGGCAAAGAAGATACCGAAGTTCGCCAATGGCGGTATCGTGCCAGGCGGTGATGGCTCGGGCGACCGAGTCCTCGCTCGAGTCAATCCTGGCGAATTGATACTTAACAAGGCACAGCAAGGACGGCTCGCCAACCACTTGACCTCCGCAGCATCTATCCGAGTGGAGGTAGAGGGTAAGATCCGTGCAAAGGATATTCTGCAGCTAAGTAGTGTAGCTGCTCGACATAAAACACGATAACCAACCAAAACCAAGAGACTATGAGTATTATCGACTTCTTCGATCCTGACGCCTTCTCCAAGACGGAGATAACGCACGCAGCGGTAATCGGGATCTTCTGCTATGCGAGTGTGACTATCGCCCGCTTCCTTGACCTTGCATCTGCGCTTATGAGAGATAAACGCTTTGACGAAAAGCAGGCTCGCATCATCGTAAGCGAGGGAAAGCTGGAGGGAGACCCAAAGAAGCTGGCCAAGAAGTTCGGGAACGGAGCATCAAGCAAGGGCTACGCTTCATTCGTTCTCAGACTTGTGCTGTACTACTTCTGTGTGGCTCTTGCGGGCATTGTCGATGGGATTCTGCTTATGTCTGATGCGTGGTCATACGCTCACATGCACGAGCTCCCATACGTATCAATGTTCGTGACGCTACTTATCGTACATACGGAGTTCACGAGTATTTGGGAGAATAGTCCTAAAAACGTCACGCAGAGCATGGAGAAGAGTATGCGACGCTTCGTGAAGGGGGCTAATGCAATACGCAACAAGGACGTCGAAGAGATCCGAGACATCTTTGTCGAGCGAGTAAAGAGAGAAGAAGGAGAAGAGTAATACAGATACGACTATGAGCAAGTATTTCACCCTCGAGGAGCTGACACGAAGCCAAACGGCCGTGCGCCTCGGTAAAGACAACACCCCCAACGCGACGCAGAAGAGAGACCTCCTGCGACTGATGGACTACCTCGACGGCATCCGCGAGGAGTTCGGCGAGCCTATCAAGGTGACATCGGGCTTTAGAGGCTGGAAGGTCAATGAAGCGGTCGGAGGAGTGAAGAATAGCCAGCACCTCGCAGGTCAGGCCGCTGACATCGTGCCAGCGAAGAGCCCCGAGCGACTGCGTGAGCTGTTCGATCTCATCCGCAAGCGTGGTGGCTTCCAGCAGGTGATCTTCGAGCGTAAGGGTCATAGCGTGTGGGTACACGTCGCCATCCCCCCGCTCGGCGAAATGCCGAAGCAGGAAGCGATGACGACAAACGACGGCAAGAACTTCACCCGACTAAAGTAACACAGCAGGGCGGGCGGTAATGGGGTGGCCTCCCGTCCTGCAACCAACCACCCCGACCAAAACATAACTATATGCGACCATTTGGAAGTAAGAGTGACGGCAAGACGCTCCAGCTGGTGCAACGTGGCACGGACAAGAGGATACCCGTGGAGCTGATCAAACAGCCCTCGGGAGAAGTGCTTGACCCCTCGGAGCTGGAAGGACTGCACGTAATGGTGTCAAGCGAGAGCGGAATGGGTATAGCAACCATCCCCTACGCTATTGAGGACGGCAAGCTGGTGGTAGAAGTCACGGCAGACATCTCCCGACAGCTGGGCTTAGGCATCTATACGATGACCGCCACGGGGCGCATCCCAGATCCTGCCTATGCTGATGGCTATCACGACTACGAGATAGTAGTGGCACTCTGCAACGTCACGAAGTACGGTAGCAACGAGACGCCAGTCAAGGTCACGGCTAACGTGCTGGAGGGGCTGAAAGGCAAGGACGGCCTAAACAACTACCAGCTCGCCGTGAAGCACGGATACCAAGGCACGGAGGAGCAGTTTGCCAAGGACATCATCCCGAAGTCTAACTACGAGCGTGCAAAGGAAGTAAAGGGCTTCGAGGGTACGGAAGAGGAGTATCTCGACAGCCTCAAGGGTGAGGACGGAAAGAGCGCATACGAGCTTGCTAAGGAGGCGGAGGGCTTCACGGGGACGCTCACGGACTACCTCGCAAGCCTCAAGGGAAAGGACGGCAAGGACGCCTATCAGGTCTACCTCGAGACGACCACCGACAACCCAAAACTAACTAAAGCGCAGTATGCTGCCATCAACGCCACCACAACGCAGTACCTCTATCGCATTAACAAAGGAAAGGATGCACCGATGAACGAACAAACCCTATCGGCAGACCAGCTCATGGAGCTTGACAGCCACCGACGCAACATAATCAACGCCCTGCGAGCTAAGGGTGCACAGGTCACCGACGACGACGGTCTGGAGGTGCTGGAGGCGAAGATCGCGGCGCTATCATACAGCAAGATCACCGTTATCAGGGAGCAGCAGTTCTCGGGCTGGCAGGACGATGTTTACCCACCAATGGTGGTAAGCGATACCTTCCGTCCTGTTAGTCTGAAAAATATGTTCGCACAAAACCCACGCCTCTCGCAACTGCCCGTTGTTGAGGGCGTCGAGAAAGCGCTGTATATCGACAGCTACGCACAGCGTTGCCCGTCGCTTCGCTCGGTTGAACTCCCCGATCTTCTCGAGGTTAAAACGGCGACAACGATGTTTGATGGGTGCACCTCGATGACCAAGGCGACAATAGGAGCCCTTCCTGCACTCACAAACGCAACGTGGCTCTTCAGTAACTGCCAGTCGCTCACGTCTGCCACCATTGGCTCAGCACCAAAGCTGGAGATCGCTCAAGGCCTCTTCAACAACTGTACCTCCCTGCAGAGCGTCACGCTTGATCTTTCGGGTGGTCTGATAACAAATGCTTCATACCTCTTCGGCAGCTGTGATAAGTTGCGTATAGTGACTGGGGATATCGACCTGTCAAGTGCGACAAATGTAAACTCGGCGTTTAGTGGCTGTGCATCCCTCGAGGAGGTGCGTATCAAGGGGATAAAGGTAAGCATTGACCTCTCCGCCTGCGCCAAGCTCTCAATGGATAGCGTGCGATACCTCCTCGAGAACGTGCAGGAGGTCAGCAGTCAGCGAATAGACCTAAGCCGGAAGCTACTCGAGGCAAACGATGAGGCGCTAGGAGACCTCGGCGATACGGCCAGCGACAAGGGTTGGACTATCAATTATAAGTAGCCTTTAACAACTTGATTATGAAACGTGAGCATTCAGTGAGAATTAAAGCGCCCAAGGGGCAGATGGTCGTGAGACGTGGGAGCCGTGAGAGCCGTAGCGTAGGCTACCTCGTGCGATGCCCGAAGCAGGACGCACACCTCTACGAGCTAATGCCCGAGGAGGAAGCCCGAGCCTTAGAGGCGCAGTGGATAGCCGAAGATGAAGCTAAGGCCAAGGCGGAAGCTGAGGCTGGTCAGCCCCAGCCCTAAATAAGTGCGCCCCACCAGTCGGCAGGGCGCATAGAGAGGCGGGGCTGGATAGGATTTATGAGTACGAAATCTGAAAGCCAATCTCCAGCTCCAGCTCCTCTCTCCTACAAAGGTAGCAAGCTGTGGCTATCTATCAAAGACTTAACACAGATTTACGATGAAAACAAATAGACTAAGCTGGTGGGAGACGCTTCTTGTGGCCGTAGCCGTTGCACTGCTGGGCTACTTCCTGACCTCCTGCTCACCGAAGGTGCGGGTCGTCCCCGTAGAGCGGACGAGGGTAGAGTGGAGAGACCGCTGGCGTTTGGACAGCGTGTATGTCCACGATAGCATCTACCTAACCGAGCGTATGGCGGGAGATACCATCTACAAGGTCAAAGAGGTGTACCGCTGGCGTGACCGCTGGCGGGTGGATACCATCAATACTGGGCGAGTAGATAGCGTACGCATCACCGAGGTGGTGGAAGTCCCCGCCAAGCTGACTGCGTGGCAGGATATGCGCCTCAAAGCGTTTGCGCCACTCCTCGCTATTGCGTTGCTTTTGGGTGCGTGGGTGTCACGCAGGCTGTGGCTACCGCTCCTTCGTGGGCTGCTATAGCGTGGCATCATTTTCGTGACCTCACGAAAAAGGTCTGCTGGTATTTGGTGGTATCAAAAAATTGCCTACCTTTGCTGTGTAGATGAGTGCACGCTTCTACATTGTCCACCCTTCTGGGTGCTAAATTTGAACGAGCTTATGCTCACAGATGTACGTGATTATTTTCGTAATCTCGCAACGTCAAACAAGGGCGGGGAGGTGAAAACCTCCT